AAACCGTACCGAGTTCTGAAAGCGAGCTTGGGTTGGAAGGTTTGTGGATCAGTTGCGCGATACAGTTGCAAGGGAACGTATGGGCAATAGAACGCTCCAGCGTCGAAGCGCGAAGTGCCTTTGTAACCAACCATTAAGAACTGGCTTGCAGTTTGGTTAGCAGCAAATGGATCAACATACACTTTATAGCGACCATTCAACACACCAGCGAAAGTAGAAGAAGCTTCGTCAACTTTCAAGTCGGTGCTCAGCGCGGGAGCGTAATCCAACACACCAGCCATTGCCAAGGCAGAAGCTACGTCAGCAGAGCAAACAATAAAGTTACCTTTACCGCGACGTGTGTTTTGATAGATTGCATTGGCTTCGCGTTCGATTTGGAACATCAAGCCTTTGAATTTCTCAACGCTCCAACGACCGTTAGAATCAACGTCCAAGTCAAAGGTACCTGGAGTTGCAGTACCGATTTGTGCACCGATTTGAGCAGAAGAATAAACAGTACGAATAACTTCGCGGTTGATTTCGTTGATAATTTCTTGTGACAAGATATTGCTCAACTCAGCTTCAGCATCCAAGCCATGAACAGATTTCAAGTCTTGAGCCAATTCAACAGAGTATTCGGCTTTCAAGGCACGGCTTTGCGCAACAACCGAAGTCTTCTCAATAGAGAAAGCCATTTGGTTGAAAGTGCCGCCTGGAGTACCATTGGTAGAACCCAAGGTTTCAGCAGCAGCGGTAGACATACCAGTACCGGTTGTGGAACCAGCAGCACCAGGTGCGCCAGCATGAATGCCAGTACCAGAGAAGTCGGTATCAGCTTCGTTGAAGAGAGCCTCAGGACCGCCTTGTGTACCGTACTTGGATTTCATTGCGAAAATCAAGCCAGTAGGTTGGGTCATTGGTTGAACGCCGCACATGTCATAGGCAATCATTGCAGGCATTGCACGACGTACGAGAGAGATCAACACTGGATCAAACTTGGCTACACCGCCGGTATCAGGCATTGCGCCAGCGCTATTAACTGGAGCGTCTTCGAACAGGGCAGCACGCTCTTCGCGTTGTGCACGTTCTTGGTTTTCCAACAACACAGCAGTGTCCATTTTACGCTGTTCGTCAGCGATTTTAGGCATAGCGGTTGATTCAAGAATAGGGGACCATTTTTTTACTAGTTCTTTAGACATAGTGAGTTTCCTTTAAGTGGATTAAAAAATTAAAAACCGGATTTTTCAATTGCTCGCAAGTATGCAGCCATTGTGGGATCTACAACTAATTTAGCTTCCTCTTGAATCACTTCTACGGGAAGGTCAGTCATAAATTCTTCTTTGAGTACAGGTGCTGCTGCAGACGCTGCCTTGAAATAACTTTCCAAGATAGACTGTAACTTGCCCTTGAACTCTGCTTCGCCAGTAAATGCCAATTCTTCTGCCAATTGGCGGAAGCGTTCAGCATCTGTATCAGCCAAATCAGCGCAAGCCTCTTCAATTTGACGTTGACGAGTCATTGCACGAATTTGTTGTTGCAGACCTACGAGTTGTTCCGCTTGCTCATCCAAACGTGATTCAAGTTCTTGTACTTCTGCTTGAGTGGCTTCTACCAAGTCATATTTTTCATCAGGTACATCAATATAATGACTTTCAAAGAGGCCCCGCATACCAGAAACAAAAGATTCTAGAATTTCGGTTTTAATGCCGCGGTTAATAGCTAGTTCGTTCTTATTCATCCACTGCTCGACCATATAGTCAAGGTATCCATCAACTTTATCGACTAGGCTTTCTTTCAATTCAGCAGCTTCATTAATAGCTTGCTGAGAGAAACTTTCTTGGAGCGCAGCAACTTCTTGCTTTACTCTAACAGCAACTGCGGCTTCAAATACAGCAGCGGCTTTTTGTTTGAATTCTTCTGATAACTCTTGGCCAGCAAACAAGTCGCCAAGGTCAACTTTATCTTCTTTCATGGACTTTTTCTTTTCCATTACTTTTTCTTTTGACTCTTCTTTGTCATCAGACTCTTTAGAACCTTGTGCGCCATCGTCATTTTCGATTTCGGGTTCACCGTCTTCGCCTTCTGGCTCATCTTCGGTTTCCGAATCAGCAGATTCTGATTTAGCACATTTGGCTTCTTCAAGCTGCTGGGCAAGCGCCTGGAGTTCCAGCAATTTTTCTTCAATACTCATAGTTTGGTTTTCCTCTCGGGTTATATATTTAGTAGAATTAAATTTACCATCAACGACGATTTGCGATATCCGAAAGGAAATTGGCAAATAATTTCAATTTAGCGTCCTCTGATAATGCTTTATTTATAGAGGACTTGTACTTTTCTAAGATGCGCCCGTCGTCCGTCACGACCCATTCTTGGCTTTCGTTTACAGAATTTACCCAGCAGTCTATACCCGAAGGATCGCTCACAACGTCTACTGCGAAGAGTCCATATCAATAGACGATGTAGGTTCTAGATTTATGGGACTGTCCACTTCTGTTGCTTCACTATTCAATAAATCCAACCTACTGTCATTACTGTTGACATGAACACCCATCACAGAATCATTG